GATCACGGATTTCATTTTGTTGCGCCTTGATCGTATCACGCGCCATGATCAAATCCATTTTCAACCGGTTGATTGTCGCCGTGTCAACGATCGTTTTCGTGATCGTGTTGGTGATGTATTTCACGGATCTGATGATTTTTCGTTTGACCTCAATCATCCGGATTGTGTCCCCTGGTTCGGCGGCCGATGTGTCCGGGATCATGACCGGGATTTCCGTTGTGTCGAATTTCGTGATTGTGTCCGTTTTTTTGACCTCAATTGTGTCCGGAATGCAATATCCCGCCCGGATAACTTCCGGCGCAATTTTGGCCAATTTGGCGGGATCTGACGCGATCCGTTTGATTGGATCACATGACGCAAACGAAACAATGATCAAAATTGTTTGAATATATTTTTTCATAAAATTTGATAAACAAAAAAAACGGGTTGCACTTGCAAACCCGTAAACGATTAAACCCGACCAACTATTTCGACGCCGGTGTTGCGTCACCCGCAAACCTGGCGATCAAATACAAAACCAAATCGTTGACGATGGATTTCAAATCCACGTCGCCCGGTGCCAAATAATCCATCAACAATAAAACCCCGGATCCGATCAAACCGGCAACCGATGTTTTCCATGATGAACCCAAAATCAAATTTTTCATGTTATTTACCACCCTGGAATGCCCACGGGTAATCATTGAAAATCCAATTGGCATTATGTCTAAGCTGTATCGCAAACCAAATCAAATTATTCAGCCTTGGATGTTTGGCGACAAAGCACAGAAAAGCACTTGTTTATGGCTAAAAGGATTGCCAACGCTTGTGCCTACTGACATTGTTGATAAGGGTGAATTTTATATTTCACCTTCTGGTAAAAAATTACCTAAATGGTATAGCGATAATAAGTCGGCTAAAGTTCGTTCAAAAACTTTTCAAGGGATTGCAAACGCTATGGCCGAACAATGGGGCGGCCTGTTATGTTAAGAGACTACCAACAACGCGCCATCGACCAGCTATATGCGTGGTTTCACAAGAACCAAACCGGCAACCCGTGCCTCGTCCTGCCAACTGGGTCGGGGAAGAGCCACATCGTGGCGGCGCTGTGTAAGGACGCGCTGCAATCTTGGCCAAAAACAAAAATTCTTATGTTGACGCATGTTAAGGAATTGATTGTCCAGAATGCAGAGAAAATGAGACTCCATTGGAAGGGAGCACCTTTGGGTATTTATAGCGCAGGGATCGGTAAGCGTCAATTGGGTGAACCCATTACCTTTGCCGGCATTCAGTCAGTCAGAGCCAAGGCAGCTTTGCTTGGACACATTGATTTGGTGATTGTTGATGAGTGTCACTTAGTGAGCCACAAGGATGAGGGCGGATACAGAACGCTTTTAAACGACCTACAAGCGATTAATCCTAATCTTAGGGTGGTAGGCTTAACTGCCACGCCTTATCGCCTTGGGCACGGTTTAATCACGGATAAACCGGCATTGTTCGATGCGTTGATTGAGCCGGTCAGTATTGAGGAGTTAGTTTATAAAAAATATTTAGCGACCTTGCGTAGCAAAACCACATCCGAGCGCTTTGACGTGTCGGGTGTACATAAGCGTGGTGGCGAGTACATTGAGTCCGAGTTGCAGGCGGCGGTCGATACCATAGCCAAAAACTTGGTGGTGGTGCGTGAGGTGATTAAATTAGCGCAAGACAGAAAAGCTTGGCTATTCTTTTGCGCTGGTGTCAAACACGCACAGAACGTATGCCAAGAATTAATTGCGCAGGGCGTGACCGCAGCCTGTGTGACCGGTGAAACACCCAAGGCAGAGCGTGACAGGATACTGACTGAGTTTAAGGCTGGGCGAATCCGTGCGCTGACCAATGCCAATGTATTAACCACAGGATTTGACTATCCGGATATAGACCTGATCGCTATGCTGCGCCCAACCATGAGCGCATCGCTCTATGTCCAAATGGCAGGGCGTGGGATGCGCCCCAAGAGCCACACCGACCATTGCTTGGTGCTCGACTTTGCGGGGGTGGTCGAGACGCACGGTCCGATCACCAACGTGCAGCCACCAAAAAAGGGTGGGTCGGGTGAGGGCGAGGTACCGGTTAAGGTTTGTGATAAGTGCCATGAGATTGTGCATATCTCTGCCAAGGTCTGTCCGAACTGTGGTCACGCATTCCCACCGCCAGAAGAAAAGAAGCTGGTGCTGCGCCATGACGACATCATGGGGCTAGATGGTATGGATATGCCGGTCACCGATTGGCACTGGCGCAAGCATGTTAGCCGTGCCAGCGGTAACGAAATGATTGCTGTCACTTACTATGGTGGCTTGACTGACCCGCCAATTACAGAGTACTTGCCCATCTTTAACCAAGGCTTTGCTGGGCAGAAATCATGGCAGTTGCTGCATGACATAGGCAATCAGGCGCAAGCAGTGCTGTCGGGCATGAACCAAGCGCAGGCACCTATCAATTATCTGGTGGTGCAGATGAATCAAGCTACACCGCCTCGCATGATCTCTTACCAGCGGGATGGCAAATTCTATAAGGTGGTGAAAAGATTATGGTAGTTTCTGAGCACCTAGAACAAGCCCACCTTATCATGTGGTTTCGCCGCACCTATCCGGATACATTAATCTTTGCTATCCCCAACGGGGGATTGCGCTCCAAGACACAAGCCATGAAGTTGAAGGTCGAGGGCGTGGTGCCTGGCATCCCAGACTTGTTTGTACCGGCATGGAAGCTGTGGATTGAAATGAAGAAAGTCAAAGGTGGAAAGATTTCGCCAGAGCAACAAGGCATGATTGATTATTTACAAAGTGTTGGTTACCATGTTATTGTGGGATTTGGTGCTGAAGATGCCAAGGCACAAATATTGGAGAATAGAAATGATCGAACCTAAAGATAGATTTGTCACCATCCGTATGCCGATTGAGATATTCAAGGTTGTGAAGGCGCAAGCCGATAGCCAGACTCGCTCAATCAGCCGACAGATTGTTCACTTGATTAAGACTGCGTTGGAGGCAAAATGAATCAATACGAAAAAGGTTTTGAAGACTGCAAAAAGCAAGTCAAAGCCGCAGTGGTTTTGGCCATTGAAGAGGCCATTCTGATGGAACGTGAAGCGTGTGCAAAGTTGTGTGATGAACTTGAGAAAGCAAACTTGTATGGCGTGAAGGAATGCGCAGCCGCAATCAGAGCAAGGTGGCAGAAATGACCAAAGACATCTTATTCAGTTTGTGGTACGACAGCTTAGAGGGTACCAAGTCACAGGGCTTTGCATACAAAGCATGGTGCGCGGGGTGGGATGCAGCAAAGAAACCAATCAAGTGTGAGTGCATTAGCCCAGAGCGTTGCGACCTTTATGATCGTTGTATGAAGGGAGAAAAGGCATGAACACTGAAGAAATATTCCAACAAGTGATGAATGAGAATTGCAAAGATCCCCTGCATCGCTTTGCCGAGTTAGTGCGCCAAGATGAGCGTGAGCAATGGAACACAACCGACATGGCGTATCGGTCTGGCGGGTTGAGTGTTGAGCAAGCAGAGAAGCAAGAGCCTGTGTGCGACAAAGACCCACACCTATGCTGGTCTGTGCGCTGTCAGCTTGGGAAGGTATGCAAAAACACCGCACCACCCAAGCGTAAATGGGTGGGTATAAACGTCGATGAAATACCTAGTTTATGGGGCAACGCAGACGCAGATTTATGGTTATTCGCACAGGCTATCGAAGCCAAGCTAAAGGAGCGCAACACATGAACGGATATGGCGCAATTTGGAATAGACGAGCATTGCGTGTTGTCAACGGATGTTTAGTTGTGGTGCTACCTGTCAGGAGAACATAATGATCACCCCCAAACAAGAGCAAGTGCTCGACATACTTAAAAGCAAAAAAAGCATGACTGCTGCTGAGATTGCCAAAGAAATGAAGATGGTAACTACTGCCATTGCAGCGCACCTACGACGCCTAGAGGAGGCCGGTCACATTTATGTGTGTGAGTGGCGCAGTGGTAAGTACGGGGTGCCTACAAAAGCGTACAAGTACGGCAAAGGCGATTCTGTTGAGTTTGTTGGCAAGCGTAAGGCACCAAACAAAAAGA